CAAAGACAAATATTATTTGTAACTCTATGGATAAAATTGATTATTCAATATATATAGATAAGGTAGATTTATTAACAGGAGGAGTGCCATGTCAATCATTTTCACAAGCAGGATTAAGAAAAGGTCTTGAAGACTCTCGAGGAGATTTAATGTTAAAATTTATAGATATATTAAATTTGGTAAAACCAAAACTATTTATGATTGAAAATGTTAAAGGATTATTAACTCATAATAATGGGGAGACTATTAAAAAAATTATTGCAACTATAAATGAAAATGATTTATATAATATTACATATAAATGTTTAGATGCATCCAAATATGATGTTCCACAAAAAAGAGAAAGAGTATTTATTGTTGGTGTATTAAAAAGTTTGAATCGTTCTTTTGAGTTTCCTAAAGAGAGTATAAATAAAAAAATATTAAAAGATGTATTAATTAATGTTCCTATATCAAATGGATTAAAATATAACCAGAGAAAACAAGAATTATTTAAGATGATACCACAAGGTGGATGTTGGATTAATTTACCTGAAAATTTACAAAAAGAATATTTAGGTAATAGTTATAATTCGGGCGGTGGAAAGAGAGGAATATTACATCGTCTTTCTATGGAAAAACCATCATTAACCTTATTATGTACTCCATCACAAAAACAGACAGAAAGATGTCATCCACTTGAAGACAGACCATTAACTATAAGAGAATATGCCAGAATTCAAACTTTTGATGATGATTATGAATTTAGTGGAAGTGTTAATTCTCAATATAAACAAATTGGTAATGCTGTTCCTGTTGAATTAGCAAAACATATGGGTAAATCATTGATAAGTTTATTAGAATAAATTTATATATATTTATCAATTGTATTTTTAACAAATTCTATAATTTCTTTAGTTTTTTCTCCAAATATAAATGTTAAAAACTGATACCCTACTTGGTGTTCTATTTCAACACCATTATGCATAATTTTTTTATTTGAACCCTGTAATGTTTTTTTCTCTGTGTCAGCATTAATATTAGCATAAATACAGGTGTATTCCGGGTTTTCTTTTTTAAATTTAGATAATTTATCTAGATTGGATTTTTTAGATGAAGCATTATCTGTATTAGTACGATTTTTGAGTTCTATAGCTAATTTTCTAATATTTGACAAAATATCTAATCCTGTTTCGTGTCCAATACCCAAATTAATTAAGTCTTTATAATTTCCAATTACTTCTTGCCAAATTTCTCCAATTTTCATTTGGCGTTGTTTTTCTTTTAATGATAATAATTTATTTTTTTTAGATTTTTCTGTATCTAAAACGTCATATGTTAATACATCATTTTCAGGTCTTGATAAAATTTTTTTTATAATTAGTTCTAAATTTTTAAAGTATTCTTTTAAGCTAAAATCAGGAGGAGTAGTTAATTTAGAAAAGGTCTCTGTAAGTTTTTCCATTTTATCATTACTCATATATATTTATTTTTAAATTTTAAATCAATTTTTATTTATCTTGATTCAAGATATAATTTAGAATATACTATATTTTTTGATAAATCTGAATGAAATATATCATTTTTATTTATATATATATTTTTATCTTTATCTGTTACATCATTAAACACACTTTCTTCACCTTTAAAAGCTTTTGTTGGACTAAAAAATAAATTATTAATATTTATATTTTTTTCATTATCATCATCGTCCATATCATATTCATTGTTATTATTATTGTTATAAGATTTATTTAATCCATTTCGTTTTAAATATTCTTCTTGTTCCAATGTTGAACATATACATCCTTTATCTGTAGAATATGATGGATTATATTCACAGCATTTGGGTAATACTTTATTGTCTTTAAAAAATAAATTATTAGGATTAATATTTATATTTTTAAAATTACCTGCCAATATTTTTTCACGAGTATCTAGAACTATATATTTCAATTTTTCTTTAATAATAGTTTCTTTATCTTGATAATCATATTCTATATCATTTAAATTTTGAAACGTTTCACCTACGCGGTTTAAAGTTTCTTCTGGGGCACTAGCTGCTTTTACTATATTATTATTTATTATTAATGTAAAAACAGCAAATATTGTACTTAATATAAATACGATAAATAATACACCCCACATACCCCAATAAATTGCACCTAACCAAGATGTAAATGGATTTATTGTTAAAAAAAACGCAATTATAGCTTGTATAATTAGTAATGTAGCTAATATAACATTAGATGCTATAACTGGAAGTACAACTATACCAAAAAATGCTAATTGTATTAAAACAAAAGCAAATCTTACAAGTTCAATAACTTTAAGACATAAATAATAAATAACTGTAAATATAGAAAGTGTATGATTAACCATATCAACTAATCTTAAAAATATCATATTTAATTCATCAAAAATTTTTAAAATTCTATCTAAAATAGCTCTAAAAATTTTAACAATAATCATTAATAAATATACAATAAATCTCATAACCATTAAAATAATACTTGAAATTGCCGAAAAAATTAATTTAAATATATAAAAAATAAAATCAAATGGTTTTGAAATTTTAATACCTAATTTAAAATTAGATTGATTTAAACATTGTTTATAATTATTTTTCGTAAATTCCGAATTTTCAGAATTTACAATACTTGCAAAAGGCATATAGAATGGATTACATTTATATTTATCCCAATCGTTTTTTAACATTTGTAAATTATTTAAAATGAAATAATAAATTACTACATATAATACTATTAAAAATATAATAACTGTTATCCATATATCATAATCATATTTATTATAATATGTTAAATTTTTATAATATGTATTCATTTTATTTATAATTAATAAGTTTTCATTTATCTTATTGATATTATCATTAATATTCATATCTAAGTTATATTATATTATTAAAATAATATCGTATTTTAAATTAATAATATATTTACAGCATTATTATATTTGAATTATTGTGAATTTAAACTTCTAACTATTTTTATTATTGTTCCTGGCATATCATTCCAAGCAGCAACAGTTGTATTTTTTATAGTAATAAGCATATAAAAAATTATTGTAATCATTGAAGTAGTATTATTAAAAAGGTCATTTATTTTAATAAATGTTGTATTAACCCCTGTCATGATACTATTGAATCGTTCTTTAATTTTTTCTGAAAGTTGAGTTATATCAAATGCACCAATGTTTGAAAAATTTTTTATTTTTTCAAATAGACCAACAAAAACAGCAGAACCAGAAATAAAATATTGAATTGCAGAATAAAATGGTGCTAAAAATACACTCATAAAATCCATTTGAATTATTTCAACACATTCTTTTGCATTTTCTATTGGGTCATGACCAAAAATTTGTGCAAAAGGCATTATACCGGGATTACATTTATATTTTTCCCAATTATTTTTAATTTTACTTATACCAATTAATAACGATAGAGAAGCATTTAATAGAATAAAAATAGAGATAATAATTAATGCCGTTCCTAAACTTCCTTTTGACATATTTAATTAAAATATAATTATATTATTTTAATATAATTATGTTTTAATTAGTATAATTTGCATCATTTAATTTTCATTTTTCTTTTTAAGTTCATTTAAAATATTACATTGTGAATTAATAATATTTGTAGCGCCTTCACTTTGTTCATCTATATTTATATTTTCACAATCCATAGTTTCAATAAAACCTTCTAATTTAATTTCTCCATTTGAATTTCCAGTTTCACTTAAATAATGATTAGCGATATTAATTGAATCTTCCATATTAGAAGACATTTTTTTAACGCCTGTTTCAAATTGATTTAAACTTTCGCGCATATCCATTGTTTCTAAAATTAGATTATTTTTATTGTAATGTAAAGAAAATAACAAAATTGATATCAACACTATAAGAATTATTTTTTTATTTAATATTTTTTTGAAAATATTATAATACAGCATATATATTAATTAATATATTAATTAATATATAAATTAATATATAAAAAAAATACATTAATTTATAATAATGTCCAATATACTAAATAATCAAGAAAAACTGGACCTTGCAAATATGATAAAAGCAAATGACACAGATGATTGTACAGAAAATATAAGAAATAAAAAACAAAGTGAACTATTAAGAATAGATACTAAACAGTTAATAGCATTAAAACAAAAATATTTAAGATTGGCTCAGTCAAATCCTAATGAATTTGATAAGATATGTGTAAATCAATGTAATTTTTTATTTAATAATTATACTGATATTTATAATAAAATAAAAAATGATACTTTAAATTTAGATATATTTTTTAAATTTTTAGATGTATTAAAACAAATAGAAGATGGTAATTTAGATCAACATGAAGGTTCTTTTTTAGTAGGTAAATATTTAAAAGAAATTTATATAGATAGTGCTTTAAAAAATCAAGAAAAAATAGATAAAAAAAATAGACATAAAAAAATACCAAAAAAACCACCAATTTGTGATACTAAAAATATTTCATATAAAGATTTTAAAATATTACAAAAATAAAATTTGTATATAAAAGATTTATTATATATTATATTATATATAATGAAACTTTTTTTTATTGTAAATATGTTTCTAGTTGTTTCTTCATTTTTTACACCATCGATAAAAACCAGTAAAGGAGAAAAATTAACAGTTTCAGGTAAAGGACCCCCTATATTATTTTCACCTGGTTTATATGGAACAATGCCCTCTCGATTTTATAATAATTTTTTAAATAAATTAAAAAAAAATAATACAATAATTACTTATAATAATTTTAATCAACTCAATAGTGACAGTATTAATGAGGTAACACAAGCAATTGGTGTTGATAAAATTTCATATGTATCACATTCATCATTTGAACCTAATATATTGAATAATGAAAAAATAAATAATGCTGTATTGTTAGACCCTATTACAGTTCCTAATGTAAACTTTAATGGTGTAGAAAGACATCAAATAAATCCTAAATTTCCCATATTAATTATAAAAGCAGATAAATTATATAATACAGAAACTCCATTACCTGATTGGCAGGAAATAGAATTTTTAGATAATCAATTAGTTAGAGAAGAATATTACGAAAATGTTGGTCATACTGATATATTGGATGATTTTTGGAGTAACTTTGCAATGAATTTAAATTTATGGGATACAACAAAAGGTGAAATGGTAGAATTTAATAACTGGAAATTAGATCATAAAAATAGTATAAGTAATACACGTAAAACTTATAGAGAATATGTCGCTAATCAAACTATAGAATTTATAAATCAATAATATTATTAATATATTAAATATATATAAATAATATTATTGCTTCTCCCGAGACTCGAACTCGGTTCCTCACCTTGGAAGGGTGAGATCATACCCATAGACCAAAGAAGCTGTATATATAACTAGTATATATGTTATATATATATATATATATTATAAATTAAAAAATCTTTAAATTATTTTTTGTTGTTTTAATTATTTTTTATATTTTTATATTTTTATATTTTTGTATTTTTATATCTATAAACTTCTCTATCCTTATAATCGCCTTGTTTAATTTTATGTTCTGTGTGTTTTTTTCCACCCCAATGGGTATCCATCGGATTTGGACTTGTATCGCTTTTATCTACAAATATTTGGTCTAATGGCGTATCTAATCCTATATTTTGATTTTGTTTATCAAACCCAGAATACATATTTGTATTAAATTTTTTTGTTTTACTTGGTGTACTGTCTTTTGTAGCATCTAACATTTTATTATCTTCAAAATATTTTTTTTTATCTATTTTGGTTGGTTGTAACCCCCCATTATTTTCAAACAATGACGATTTAACTTGTATTAATTCTTCATTTTGTGCATTTGTTGTGTATTGTAGATATAATATTGGACACTTAGATTTTTTCTTATTAAAAAAATCTATATATTTAATATACTCATCTAAATTATTAAAATAAATTGGGTTAATTCCTGGAACTTTTTCTTTATTTGAATTAAATAATACAAACTTTCCATCCTTTTCTATTAACATATTTGGGCAATCTTCTGATATTTTTTTTATTTTTGGTTCTGATACATTATCTTCATTATTTTTCATAGCTTCTAAATTATTTAAATCAACCGAATAACAATACATACCTAATAGAAATACTATAAAAATCAATAATATATATTTCATGTTTAATTAAAATATATATATATTTTAATTTATTTTTTATTTTATATATATATAAATGCAAATTATAGAATTAAATAAAAAAAATGTAGAAAAAGATTATATACATAAATTATTAAAAGAAAAAATTTGTTTAATAGGAGTATTCAGCAAATTATGTATACATTGTAAATTAATGAAACAACAATGGAAAATGTTAAAAAAAAAATTAAAATCAACAAATTGTAATGGATTATTATTAGAAATAGATTCGGAACAATTAAATTATATAGATTATTCTTCTCTTACTAAATCAATAAATGGGTATCCTTCTATAATGATTTTTAAAAATGGAAAATTAATTAAAGAGTATAATGGTAATAGAAAACATAAAGACATGTTTAATTTTTTTAAACCATATTTAGTATTAACAAATGGAAAAACGTATAAGAAAAAATCAATTAAAAATAGAAGGCGTTTAAGAAATACGCGAAAAATATAAAATAATATATATTGTTCTTTAAGTTATAAAATAATATATATTGTTCTTTAAGTTATAAAATAATATATATTGTTCTTTAAGTTATAAAATAATATATATTG